CCAATCACCACCCACATAGATGAGTTGTGGGTGGTGGTTACAAGGACACTACATAAAGGAATTAATGTTTCTAAAGAGAACATTATTGATTATTATTTGACATGTTGTAAGTATGATAATCTAAAAGATTAATTTAGGTCAAGTGGCGGAATTGGTAAGACGCGACAGATGGTTATAGCACTGTGGGTAAAAAAAGGTATGTGTACACATCCAGGTTACTATAATGGCAGCCCGTGCAGGTTCGAATCCTGCCTTGACCACATATGCCTCTATAGTTAAAGGGATATAACCACAGATTTCTAATCTGTTATTCCTGGTTCGAGTCCAGGTAGGGGTACTAGGTTTATAATATTTATTATAAACACACTATAATGAAAACACTACTTGTGCTTTTAGCACTTCTAATAAAGGTTTCATTATACTCTCAATCTACATTCATAAATCAAAGATTTAAAAACGAAGAATATAGATTATTTCTTCCTGGCCCTAATACTGAGATGACTAATATTGGGGCGTCTTTATCTAGAACAGATCAAATATATAAAGTTGATTTAATTGAGGATAAAGATATATATATTATCCAAAATAATGCTTTGAAATTTATCTGTGATCTTAACTCAGGTACTACTGAAGTATTTTTTAATGGAGAATTAGAGGGTAAATATGCTACTAGATTTTGGGATTGTTTTAATTTTTATGTTATTGATATCCCTAAATTTAGAGTATCTTATCATTTTTTTAGAATCTACTCTCCAGATAAAACTTGGTAATTTAGAATTTATTTATTATATTAGTTTTGATCAGCACCTTTAGCTCAATTGGTTAGAGCAACTGACTCATAATCAGTAGGTCACAGGTTCGATTCCTGTAAGGTGCACTAAAAAGTAAGTTATTTGAAATAAAGGAGAAACAAATTATGGAAACAACATCTTTCGTTTTAGGTATGCTCTCGATTATTGCGGCTGCTTTTATGGCTGTGATTGTTTGGGGTATATTTAAGATTAACAAATTAACATTTGAATTAAAAGCTACCCACGAGTGGATAGATAATGGTACTCGAGATAGGGATTATAATCTTCAACAAGTTTATAAAAAATTTGAAGATACAGATCGTCAAACATCTTATGAATTTGAAAATGTTTATAGACAAATAGCTGAATGTCGTTCGTATACAGACTCGCGATTTGATAAAGCAACTAGTTTAACTAGTACTAAACAATTAATTAAAGGATAATAATAACTTAGACTTACTTTTTAAAGCGGCTTTTAGCCGCTTTTTTTCTTATTATATTATAATATGTATAAGGTATAAGTGATATTATTAAAACCACTGAAAACCTGTTTTAATTATATTTATAATATATGAATATTAACAAAATATTTAGTTTATTTAAATCTCCTGAAGAACCTGAGGAGGAAATTTCACAGATAGATTTATCTGATAGTCCTGTTATTTGGATAGGGATGTTTAAAAGATTAGTCACTAATTATGAAATTTTTGCTAAACAAATAATTAAATTTTTAGGAGATACTAACCCAGATTTAGATATAATTGAAATTGAAAGGGCTAGTAGTTATATGGTTTACACTAAAGCTTATAATAATCTAATTAAATTAGACCTTAATAACACTAATCATCTTGATTGTATTAAATTATACTCAGATGAAACATTTAATGAGACTCTAAAAGCTGCTTTATTGTATTTTGAAAATTTAGAAGAATATGAAAAATGTATTTTTTTAAAACAAATTCAAGACACTGTAAACTCTTTTCAAAAATAATTTGGCTTTATAATTTTTATCACGTATCGTATAATTACGAGTTATGAAGAACGTTATAACGTAGTAACGTTTATAATATAAATAGTATATGAAACATAGAAACAGTATTTTACATGAACTTAATAAAATTGAGTCATTAACTAGTGAGCTTAATTTTATTATCAACCAACAACGTCCTATCCAGGAATATAAAATAGCTTTAGAAAAAGTTAGAGAATCAGTTGAGCAAGCTAAAGCTTATGTTGAAAATGAACCAATTGATGGTTATGAATTAAATGTTGCCGCACGATGAAATTAACAGCAGAACAAATCCAAGATAATTGGAATAAATTTTTATCTATTATTGATAAATATATCTCTAAGCCTCGCAGTTCTGAGTTAAAAGCATTTTATGAAATATATGCAGAACGTATTATGTTAATGCCTGCTTCTCATAAAAAAGAATATCATAATGCATTCCCAGGTGGCTATGTAGATCATGTATTACGAGTTGTAGATTGTGCGCTTAAATTAAATAAAGTTTGGGTTGAAATGGGAGTTGATACTTCAACATATACAGTTGAAGAACTAGTATTTGCTGCTTTAAATCATGATTTAGGTAAGATAGGTGACGAACAAAATGAATCATATATCCCTCAGACAGATCAATGGCGTAAAGAGAAATTAGGTGAAGATTATAAATTTAATGATCGCCTTGAGTATATGTCAGTACCAGATCGTGGTTTACATTTACTTATGTCTCATGGTGTTACATTCTCTAGAAATGAAATGTTAGCAATTAAATTACATGATGGTTTATATGATGACGCTAATAAACCATATTTAATGTCTTGGTCACCAGAAACAAAACCCCGCACTGCATTAGTATTTATTGTACATCAAGCGGATTTAATGGCAGCACGTATTGAATTTGAACAAGTATGGATGCCTAAACTTAAAGGTGAAGTAACCCAAGCTAATTCCCCAAATATTACACTTGAGAAAATAAAAAAGCAAACTATTAAAACTAAAGCTTTAGGTAATATTAAGAGTGAAGGATTAAAAAGTTTATTAGATAATATATGATAATAGCAATTGTTATTTTAAGCATAATGGTCGTGGTCTTGGGATACACGACCTTTAACCTTCTTAGAAAAAATGAAAAACAAGAAGATATCCTTATAGGGTATATGTCTTACTTAGATAAAATCTCTAATATAATTGACCTCTCAGATAAAAAACTTAAAGAAGTTGACGCTAGAGAATCATTTAAATCAGATGATGAAGTTGGTTTTTTCTTTGAATCAATTAAACAAATTCAAAATATTTTAAACCAATTTAATATTAAAAATCTATGAGTAATGAGGTAGTTGTAGTAGTAAAACCTAAAACAAATGGGATGTATTTTACTCAAGAAACAGAAAATGCTATAATTGAATATAATAATACTTTAGATTATGAAGTAAAAAATAAAATATATCGTGATCGTATTCATTATGCTTTTTTTAAATTAACAGAAAATATTATTCATACTTTTAAATTTTATTATACTGAAGTAGATAATATTGAAGATCTACAACATGAAGTAATTTCATTTTTACTTTCAAAAATTCATCTATTCAACCCAGAAAAGGGGGCTAAAGCATATTCATATTTTGGAACAATAGCTAAACGTTACCTTATAATTTCAAATACTAAAAATTATAAAAAACGCGTTGATAAAGCTCCAATTGAAGAATTAGAATCAGATGAAAGACATAGTTATTCATTAGATGATCCTATAGATAGACTCTCTTTATTCTTAGATGAATTTACAGGGTATTGTTCTAAAAATATATATAAATTATTTCCTAAAGAAAATGATGCTAAAATAGCTGATGCAATTTTAGAATTATTTCGTAAAAGAGAGAGTATAGAGATATTTAATAAAAAAGCATTATATATATACATTCGAGAAATAATTGATGTTAAAACTCCTAAAATCACTAAAATAGCTAATAAATTATATGATATGTTTAAAGAACATTATTATTTTTATTTAGAAAACGGGTATACAAATTTCCCATAAGTATATTTATAATTAAATAAATATTATGAGTGGTTTGGATAATATAGTATTTGGTAATAAAAAATTTTCTGATATACTAGAAGAAATATATAATAACCAAAAGAAAAAAGATAAACAAATATACGCACTTATATCAGAACTCAAAACATTAGTTAATGAGATAGGGGATGCTACTTTAATTGTTCCTTTAATTAAAGAATACTTAGAAATAAGTGTTAAAAATGATGAACAATTAATTAAAATGGCTACTATTATTCAACGTATTATGAGTAATAATACTAATAATGATGGTGGATTAAATATATCTGAAGAAGAAAAAGCTCAATTACTAGCTGAAATAGATAAGTTTAAAGAAGGAGGTGAATAATGGCTTTACCAAATTGGACAGATAAAGGTCTTTTTACAGCTGTTAAGACAGCTGCCCCAAATATTAGTTATCCAAAACTTTCACCTAACCCTTCATTATTATCATCATTTAGGGTTAAAGATATAGTTTTAGATGAAACTTTTAAAGATCCAAATAGTCAAAATGACCCGCCTCATGATTTTGAATTTTTTGGAGGATGGAATGGGATTGGAACTATTATTTTAGAACCACTTAATGACGAAGCTATAAATATTGACGAAAATGGTGAAGAAAGACCACCTATAGATTTTGCTATCCCTCTTTATCCTAATATAAAACATTACCCTCTTAAAAATGAAATTGTTTGGGTCATACAATTAGCCGACGCTGATAGTGGAGCTAATACCACCCAGACAACTAATTATTATTTACCTCCAATTAACATATGGAATAGTCAATTACATAACGCTGTTCCTTTTAACCCAACAATTGGGCCTCCAAACCCAACATTTAATGATTATAAATCTATTGAGAATGGGTCATCAGGAGGGGTTAGAAGAATAGCTGATGAAGGTACTAATATAGATTTAGGTTTAACTTTTAATGAAAATAATATTGTAAATATTCATCCTTTATTACCATATGAAGGAGATATAATTTATGAAGGACGTTTTGGAAATTCATTAAGATTTGGTTCAACTGTTAAAAAAAATACTAATACATGGTCAACAGAAGGTTCAGGTAGTGCTCCTATTACTATTTTAAGAAATGGTCAATCTTATACCCAAAAAGGAGTAGACGGATCAACTGATCCTTGGGTACCATGTGTTGAAAATATAAATGAAGATCAATCTTCAATATATTTAACTTCTACACAACAAGTACCTTTAAATTTAACTAGCGATATTCTCACATCATATGCTGAGACTAAAATTAAAGAGTCACCTGTTTCCCCAACACAATTCGCTGGGAATCAAATTCTTTTAAATTCTGGCAGATTAGTTTTCCATGCTAAAAATGATCATATACTTTTAAATGCTGACAAATCTATACACTTATCAGCTAGATCTTCAATTAATATAGATACTGGAGATCAGATAGTATTAAGTACTGATAATGCTAAAAGCAGAATCACATTATTATCAGATAAAATATATTTAGGTTCTCCTGAAGGAAGTAGTGAAGGAGATGTTCAAACAGAACTTCAATCTTTAGTTTTAGGTGAAGATTTAATTTTAGTTTTAGAAACTATATATCAAATGATTTTTACAATTCAAGGAGCTTTACGAAATTCAAATATAGAAACAGAGTTAGGTAGAGTATCTGATGCTTCTAATGTAACAGGAGCTGGAAGTTTAAAAACATTATTAGAGAATATGAAAAAACTTATAGGCTCTCCAAGTAGTAGTCCTTTACTATCTAAAACAACTAAAACTAGTAGATAATATGCCTAATAATTTACCTTTACCTACAGCAGGTTTTACAACTAACCAATTAGGTTCTTTTGATTTTGGATCTGGGACTTCTGGTTCTAATACAAGTATTAATACTAATAATAATGTAGAGAGTAATATAATATTTGAAGGAACTATATTAGATAAAGATGCTAAACCAATACCTGGAGTCACAGTAACATTCCAACAAGTTCCTAAACCTAACTCACCACCAGATAAAATAATAACCCCAATAATAAAAACATTAACAACAAACCCTCAAGGAGAATGGTCAGTAATTTTTCCTAAAACAGATATTGATCTTAAATCAGTAGAAATTACATTTGTTAAACCAGAATATAAAACTGAACAAATCTCAAAACCACGTGTGACAAAAACTTATCCTAATGGGGAATTTAAAGTTACTAAAGTTTCAACATCTGAAAGTGAGCCTCCATATGAGTATAGAGTAGGTAATGAGATTTTTAAAAATGCTGATCAATTAAAAGCTAAAAAAGATGCTGATGATTATCAAGCTAAAATGAATGATCCTAAATATCAAGGAGCTAGTGTTGTTAAAATTAGAAAAAAATTAAAAAAAGCTCCTCAAATTAAAGATGCTTTAAAAGCTTTAGTACAACCTATTCTTAATGAACTAAGTGAGCTAGAATCAAAACAAACTAGTAAAGCTAACCAACAAAAAATTGACCCATTAGTTAGATTAGCTATTTTAATAGATAAAGGCAAAGAAACAGCTAAATCACAATTAATACCTTTTATTATAAAATTATTATTACCTTTTGGATTACCAGTTGTTCAAGCTATTCTTAGTAAAATACCTATTGATAAAATTAAAAACCAAGTATTATGCCCGACTAAAAAGAAACAAATTGATTTAGTTAAACAAAGAAATAAAACAACTAAAAAAATTAATAGTCTTTATAAAACTATATCTACTATGTCAAAAATAGCTGTAGGCATAGATGTAGCAACAACCGCATTAAAAATAGGTATTATAGCTGTAGGTATAGTCCCATTCCCTATGCCACCAGCTGTTCCAATAGTAGCTGATACATTAGGATATATTTTACAAAAATTAGGTGTCTTTGTTAGTGTAGCAACAGTTACTTTAGCTATTTTTGGGTCAGTTTTAGGTACAATATTAAGTTTATTAACAGCTTTAGATACTTTATTACAAACTTGTCTTCAAAGTCAAAATGAAGCTTCAACTGAAGGAAACGCTGGACAAACAGCTATTGAGACTTTTGAATTATTAAATAATGAATTAAATTTATTTATTAATGAATCAACTGGGGTGAATAACCAAGTAATAATTAATAATGAACAAACATATAAAGGATTCACTTTAAAATTAGTTATAGATCAATATAATCCTCTTCAATATCCTAAACGTTATGCTCAAGCTTTAACCCAAAATGGTGTACCTGTATTAAAAACAGTATCATCTTTTGCTTCTGATCCACAAATATTACTTGATCAATTAAAATTCCTTATAGATTCAAATCCTGATTTAACATCTGGATAATTAAATATTTATATATATGAAAACAGATTTTTTAAAAAAATTAATTAAAGAAGCAGTTCGTGAAGCAATTCAAGAAGAAATTAAAGATATACTTCTTGAGGCTGTACGTTCTCCTAAAACTGCAATTTCTGAAAACGCTAATCCTTTAGCCTTTAATATAAAAACTACATCAGCTAATGTAAACCATGATCTTAAACGTAATTTAAGAGCCATGGTTGGAGGTGAATTTGACACTACTATAACTGCTAACTCATTACATGCTCAACCATCTTATACACCCCCACCTATTAATACAGTAGGTGAAGGTTCAAGTTTACCTGGTGGTGAAGTAAGTTTAGATCAAATAATGGGATTAATGACTAAATAATGGCCACACAAGTACCATATCAACATCCTTTAGATATAGATAAAAGAGTAGCTATAGGAGTATCTATCCCTTTTAATGGACCAGCTGTTTTTAACCCAGTCTATATAACTAATGAACAGATTAAATCTAATATAATTAATTATATATTAACTAATAAAGGTGAAAAATTATTTCAACCTAATTATGGGGCAGATTTAAGAAAAATGATATTTGAAAATATAGATGATAATAGTTTAAAAACTTTAGAAATAAAATTAACTAGTGATATCCAAAATACATTTCCTAATGTATCTATCCAAAGTTTAGTTTTTTCTCAACCTACTTATCAAAATTATGCTCTACAATTAGATATAACTTACTCATTTTTTAATAATCCTTCTCAAAATATTCAAATAATATTATAAAATATAAATGGCTACAGAAAATAGAGATATAAAATATTTAAATAAAGATTTTGGTGATTTAAGAAATACTCTTATTGAATTTACTAAAACTTACTTTCCTAGTACTTATAATGATTTTTCTCCATCATCCCCAGGTATGATGTTTATGGAAATGTCAGCTTATGTAGGTGATGTTTTATCATTTTATCTTGATAATCAAATTCAAGAAACATTTGTTCAATATGCTAGACAAGAAAGTAATCTTTATTCACTAGCTTATATGTTAGGTTATAGACCAAAAGTTACAGGAGCGGCTACTGTTTCTGTTGATTTTTATCAAAAAGTCCCTTCTTCTGGAGGGGAACCAGATTATGATTACGCTATGTATATACCAAATAATAGAATTTTAGCTTCTAATGTAGCAGGAGCTTCAAATTTTTTATTAACACAACCTGTAGATTTTACTTTTTCTAGTGTTCAAGATCCTATAGAGGTAACAGCTATACCTCCTACTACACCTGGTGGTAGTGTTGATTATTTTCTTCTTAAAAAAACAAGAGATGCTATATCTGGTGAAATTAAAACTAAAACATTTACTTTTGGATCAGCTCAACGATTCCAAACAATTGAAATTAATGATTCTAACATTATTCAAATATTAGATATTGTAGATAGTAGTAAAAATATTTGGTATGAAGTGCCTTATTTAGCTCAAGAAACAATAATTGATAGTATAGCTAATACAGAGACAGACTCAAATGAAGTACCTTATTTATTACAATTAAGAAAAGTACCTAGAAGATTTGTATCAAGATTTATATCACCTACAACCCTCCAAATTCAATTTGGGGCGGGTACTACCACAGCTAACACTGAAGAAGAAGTTATACCTAACCCTAACAATATAGGATCAAATTTAACTGGAGGGACCCCAACATCATTTATTAATACAGCTTACGACCCAGCTAATTTTTTATATACAAGTACTTATGGTATATCACCTTCTAATACTACCTTAACAGTCAGATATTTAACAGGTGGTGGAGTATCATCTAATTTACCAGCTAACTCACTTAATGTTATATCTAATAAAAGTGGTATTACTTTTCCTTCTGGTTTAAATAATAGTTTAACTGAAGAAATCATAGATCAACTTATTATTAATAATCCACAAGCTGCCACAGGTGGTCAAAATGGTGACACAGTTGAAGAATTACGACTTAATTCATTAGCAGCTTTTGGTACTCAACTAAGAACAGTTACTCAAGCTGATTATATTATTAGAGCTTTAAGTTTACCCTCTCAATATGGATCTTTAGCTAAAGTATATGCTGAACCAGAAAAATTAGAAAATCTACTTCCTGGAGAATCTTTATCAGCTACAAATTTATATGTATTAGCTTATGATACTAATAAAAATTTAAAAACTGCTACATCTAGTTTAAAAAATAATTTAAAAAAATATCTTTCTCAATATAGAATGGTTAATGATTCTATTAAAATAAGAGATGGGTATGTTATTAATATTAGTATTGATTTTGATATAATTGTGTTACCTAATTTTAATAATAATGATGTTTTACTTAGGTGTATAACAGCTGTTAAAGATTATTTTAATATTGATAAATGGCAAATGAATGAACCTATCATATTAAAAGATATTTATATCTTATTAGATAAAATAAATGGTGTTCAAACTGTTAGTGATGTTAATGTCACTAATCTAGTAGGAGGCAATTACTCAACTTGGGCTTATGATATCCCTGGAGCCACATCAGGTAATGTAATTTACCCATCTGTAGACCCAATGATATTTGAAGTCAAATACCCGGATATAGATATTAAAGGACGTGTTGTATCTTTATAATTTTTATATTTATAATAAAAAATGGCTGTTTATAAAATATTCCCAACTAAAGACGCTACCATTTACTCTTTATATCCTAGTAAAAATACTGGTTTAGATGAGATTATAGAAACGTCAACTATTATAACTAACGCTTCATCTTTACCTCATACTAGTAGATTCTTAATTCAATTTTCTACTAGTGAAATAAATGATATTATTAATAATAAAATTAGTGGATCTCAATGGCAAGCTAATTTTAGAGGATACTTATCTAATTTAGAAGGGTTAAATTTAGACACCCAACTTGAATTTTATCCTATTTCATCTCCATGGAATATGGGAACAGGAAAATATAATTATTCTCCTGAGATTCAAAACGGCACAAGCTGGAGTTGGAGATCATACTCAGGTAGTGACGCATGGGCTACAAGTGGATTCCCAACTCATGTGACTGCTTCATATAGTGGAACATTAGGAGGAGGTACTTGGTATACAGGATCATCTAATTCTACAACTTTACCTATTTACTCAACTCAAAGTTTTACCTATTTTGATACAGGTGATATTAATACTAATATCACTAATATGGTTAAAGCATGGTATAGTGGTACTATTGATAATAATGGTTTAATTGCTAAACAAGCTATCGAATTTATATATGATGATAGTTATCAAACTAAAATGCAATTTTTCTCTAGAGATACTAGTACTATTTACCCTCCCCAACTAGAATTTAAATGGAGAGATTATATTTTTAACACTGGGTCATCAACAAATACTATATTAAACACTACTGATGCTACTATAACTATTAATGAAAACCCAGGTATATTTTACCCTGAAAGTATAAATAAATTTAGAATCAATAGTAGACCTACATATCCAACTAGAACTTTCCAAACATCTTCTCTTTACACAAAAAATTACTATCTCCCAACTTCATCATATTACTCTATAAAAGACTTGGATACTAATGAAGTTATTATAGATTTCGATGATCAATATACTCAATTAAGTGCTGATAATCAAGGTAGTTATTTCACACTTTATATGAGTGGTTTAGAACCTGAGAGATATTATAAAATACTTATTAAAAGTATTATTAATGGCTCTACAACTATATTTGATGATAATTATTATTTTAAAGTGATAAATGGCTGAGTATACATTACATAGAACAGTTTTTAAGAAAGATGCTTATGAAAATGCTATAGATACTTCTTTCTCCCAAGTATCAACACCTCCAGTTCCTTTAGAGGATACTATTACAATAGAAGAATTTTTTAATTTATATGATATTCTTTTTTATGATATCCCTACTACTGGAGAAGTAAATTCTCATGTTTATATAGCTCAAACAAGTGGAGATTATGCTAATTTTGATCAAACTAATGAAGAAATTCAAGCTTTACTAGATGAAATAACAGCTTTAAGAAAAGAAAATTTAGATTTAAATCAAAAAATTACTAATCTTCAAATATCATCTAGTTTACCAACTACTCAAAATTCTTAATATTCATGTCAGCTATAATCAATCAAATAAACCCAATCACATTTGAGTTACAAACCTATACTCCCCAAGATTTAACATCTATCCCATCAGAACAAGTTAACTCAGGGTGGGGAGGGATTAATAGCTATGCTGAATGTACAATTATATCAGCTGATGGGAATTTTCAAATAACAGATCAAAATTTTAATAATTCTTTAGGTTCTACTTTTGTAGCTGATAATGGTATAGCTTATAATGTTGATATAAACCCAGAGAAAGTATTAATTGATAAAGGATTTACTAATGGTGAATATAATATTGTTTTTAAATTTTTAAATAATGAATTAAGCTCATCATCTGATACTAGACCATATCTTATTAAAGAAATAACAGCTGATAGAACAGAATTAAGGTTAGTATCAAATTTTATAAATAATGATGATTTAATTCAATTAGTGACTGAATTTAAATCTAGGCCTAACTCTGGGTATTTCCAAGATTTTTATCTTAATTTTGGGAGTAATAATTTAGTTATAGCTAATAATTTATTAATTGATAATTCAAAAGAAAAATATGATTTATTAGTTAATTTATATGAACCATTACCTCAAAAATTTAAATTAAGAGAACCATTATGGATTGTTACTCAACCTGCTGATCCATTAGCTTTTAATGTTAAATTTCAACCTAAAGTAGTTGTACCTAAAGTTTTTGTTCCAACTCTTAAAAATGCTAATTTCAATATACCTATAAAAGATAGAACTAATAATTCAACAAGATATCTTAATTATGGGCAGTTAATTACATCTAATACTATTACTCCATATCAACAATTACTTTCTTATTTAGAAGAAAAAAGTATTAATATAGGAATTGATTATACTGATTTCTCTAATTTTGTACATTTTTCATCAGCTAAAACTAGAGTAGAAAATTTTGTTTTTAAATTAAATTTAATTAATACATTAAAAAGAGAACTTAGTACTTTAGATATTTCTTCAACTCAAACTGATATAGTTAAATCTAATAAATTAATTATTCAAGATAAAATTAATAATGTAATTAAAAATTTTGATGGATATGAGTATTTTTTATATTTTACTTCTGGATCATCTTTCGCTTACCCTAAATTAGGAAGTAATCCAACACCTCCTTATATATTACCTGGCACAGGAAGTGCCGCGGCACAAATATGGTTAACATCATCGCTAGAACAAGCTTCTATTTATGATGCTAATAATAAAGATTATTTATATAATACTGTACCTGAATATTTAAGAGATGATCCTCAAAATGAACCATATAAAGTATTTATTGATCTAATTGGTCAACATTATGATAATATATGGGTTTATTATAAAGATGTTTCAAATAGATATAATGGTGATAATCGTTTAGAATATGGTATATCTAAAGATCTAGTAGCAGACGCTATTAGATCATTTGGATTAAAAATATACCAAAATAATGCTTCTACTGAGGATTTATTTAATGCTTTTATAGGTTATAACCCTAATAATACTGCTCGTAGAGTAACCACCCCAACTTTACCTCCAGGAGCTGATAAAGAAGTAATTACAACATATGAGTTTGTTTCTCAAGAATCTTTAAATATGCCTTTAGATGATGTAAGTAAAGAAATGTATAAACGTATTTATCATAATTTACCTTACTTATTAAAATCTAAAGGAACAGTAGCTGGTTTACAAAATATTATTAGTATGTTTGGTATAACTAGTTCTATTTTAACTATAAAAGAATTTGGAGGAGTATATGGGATTAATAATACTAATACATCTGTTCCTGTTACAGGAATCAGAGATATAATACCTGATAATATAGAAATTATCTCTAACCAAAAAACAGCCTCTATGATGGTACCTATATATGCTACTAGCACATATACACCAACTGTATTATCAAATATTAAAAGTATTTTCCAAGAACCTTGGTATGATTCTCCAAGTAAAAAAAGTTTATCTCCTAGTGTAAATACAATAGAGATAGCATTTTCACCTCAAAATGATGTAGATGCTTATATAAATGACAATTCATCTCTTTCAGATATTGGGTACTATATAGCTGATCCAACGTTTGATAATTCACCTTATTATGGGAGTTTAGCAGATATTGCTAATAGTATTTTATCTAATAATGAATATAATTTAGCAGCTTACTTACATTTAATAAAATATTTTGATAATTCATTATTTTTAATGATTAAAGATTTTGTTCCCGCTAAAACGAATCTTAAATCAGGTGTTGTTATTAAACAACATTTATTAAATAGAAGTAAAACAGATCCCCCTCAAGCTATTATAAACAGCAGTTCATATATAGGTATAACCCCCCAATCAGGGCAAGCTGTTGGAGGAACAGCTGGTTCCTTTGAAAAATTTAATAATCTGATAACATCAGGAGTTACTCAATCTTGGGTTGAACAAATTCCAACTCCACTTGGTTATACTAGTTCTTTACATAAAGATCACGCTGAATTTTATAATGGAGAATTGCCTTATTACCCTATAATTGTAACAACTAGAGAAGCTAATAAAAATAATAAAATAAAAATTAACCCAACATACCTAAATTTTCAAGTAGTTAATTTCACAAGCCCATCAGCTTCATTTTTAGGAGGTGGTTCTCCTGGATCTAACACTATAGCTCTTTGGTTTGACGCAGCTGAAATGACATTCAATACTCCTAATATTCTTCTCCCACCAGATTATGGTCCAACTTTAGGTGTAGTTAATTCTCCAAACACATTACAAACATCTACAGTTCCTTCATCACTTCCTCTTACAACTGATACTGGTGGATCTTCAGGAGGAGGATCAGGTGGTAGTTCAATAGGAGGAACAGGTAGAAGAAATGTTCCTTTAGCTCCTGCTTCAAGAGCCACAAGATAATAAACATACTTAATATTTATTATTAAAAATTATGCCTACATTAGTTTCAGCTTATGGTGTTCCTAATATTAAAGGTTACAAAATGATGAAAATTAGTAAACTTTTTAATGGGGAGGATATATCCTCTTTATTATATGGTTTACAATCAATAACAATACCATCAACTAATTATGGAGCTTTAACATTTAATGTTGTAAGTACATATAATTATTCTGATTATTTTTTATATTATGTTTCTGTTGTAGCTTTAGACACAGCTGCTACTTTTAACGCTGGTCCTGAAGTTATTTTAAGTCCTGGTTTATCTGGTTTTGTAGGGAATGATGATGATGTGACTTATGGTCTGGTGACATCACCTCAATTTTCAAATACTATTATGTCTATAGATTATGGGTGGGTTGGCGGTATATCCACACCTTCTAACTTTAGCCTTATAATGGATGGAGTAGCAGATAGAGCCCCTATCCCAGACTCTAACTATGCTTCTCCCTCATGGTCAGATATTCGATATAATGGTTCTAGAATTAGCTCAGCTGCTTTTAATAGAGCCTCTCCACTAAATCCACCACTACCTAGAAATCCTCTTATTGTGACTCCACCTCCTACATCTTTAGAAGGAACACTTGCACCAAACCCAAACAATATCTCTCCAGTCTAAACTTAAAATTCATTAAATTAATAATATGGCTCAATACCGTGATACTTTTCAAATATTAGAAGATCAAGATTATAATTATGGTACTCGTCCTGACTTTCCTGTAGCTGAACAAAACCAAACCTATTTTGCTTATTGGGATGGTATAGGAGGTACAGGAGCCGAAATCCCAAATAATACAGCTTATTTTATAAAATACATTATTGATACTGAAGGAAATATTGTTAATCCTGAACCTAAAACAACTGGAGGTACTAGAGATGAAGCTGTTGGTTTATATAATTTACTTAATAATTTTGAAGTTGGAAAAAGAGCTATTGTTAAATTAATAGAACCTGACCCAACACAAGATACTATTTCTGAAGAATCTGATCTATTAGGAACATATACTATAACAGGTATAGGTACATTAAAAAATATTATGTCTACAGAAACAGGACCATATCCTAATTCTTATTTAGATACTATGAGTTTTTATAATGTTAAAAATCCTAATAATACATTAGCTGAGATGCCTCAATTTAATGCTAGGTATGAATTTCAAAATAATTACTTATTATTTAATTCATTCGAAACCTCAGCCTCATATGTTAATCCATTATATGAAAATGGTTTTGATAATACTTTAACATCACCTGGAGCTCCTGTTCCTCCTTTAGCTCACCCATATAGAACAATAATGGCTTTATCTTCATCTATTAATGTAGGTACTAGAATTAGATTTGTTCTATATCTTAAATTAAGCCAAGATAACACATATGGTCAATTTGGGACTGGAGGTCCAAATATTAATTATTCATTAGGTTTACCAAATTCTGTTTCTTTTAGGATGTATAAAAATGGTCAATCTCAAGATATTTTTAGCTCAAATTATATAGCTAATATTCCATTCACATCTAATCCAAATACTATTAATTCATCTCATCATTGGTTTTCATCTCCTTGGATAAATGTAACAGAAAATGATGAATTCACATTAAAATACCAATTAGCTAATAACGCATCAGGAGCATACGCTGACTATCTCCCAATAATAATAGAAAGTGGTAGCCAAATAGCTATTGAGCAAGAATACAATAACCCAGATGTAGAAATCCCAGGATTTAATGTTATTTATAGTCCTTATTTTAAACAAATTATACATTATCCTAATTATACTAGATTAGTTTTTAATGATCAATTTGATGATTTATATTTAACAGATCATGCTCAATTAATAACAGAAGAACAAATATCTATTGGTTTTAGTCCATCTCAAATCCCATTTAATAATATATCAGTCGGTGATTTTATTAGATTTGAACTCAACCCAGATATGGTTTATAAAATAATAAAAGTTAACCCATCAACTCTTCAAAATGGGGTTGTATATAAATTATCTATAGATGTAGCTCCTAGTCTATATCCAACAATATCTGGAAGTTTAGTTGAATATACTTCTAGTATAGTTACAAATCATTTCAATATATATAGAATAGAAAATGATGGTAGATATGTTATATTAGATGTACCTAAAACATCCAAAGGTAACGCTTACTCAGGTATACTCCAGTCTGAATTTTCTTCTCAAGAATTATTGACTAAATATGATAAATTAATCGCTGATTTATCACAAAAAGAAATAATTCAATAATATTTATAACAAAATAATCTATAAAAAATGGGATATCTTAATAATTCAATAGTTACAGTTGACGCTATTATAACTAGAGCTGGAAGAGAAGCTTTAGCTAGAGGTGATGGTTCTTTTAAAATTACACAATTTGCTTTAGCAGATGATGAAATTGATTATACTAATTATAACCCAAATGATCCTCGTGGATCTGCTTTTTATGGGGCTGCCATTGAAAATATGCCTTTATTAGAAGCATTCCCAGATGAAACACAAGCAATGAAATATTTGCTTACTACTTTACCTAGAGGTTCTTCTAAAATACCTGTTATTGATTTAGGATTTAGTGTAATATCTTTAGGTCAAGGAGCTTCTGTATCTGTCACACCACAAACCTTAAACTATTTAGGTGGTACTCAAACATATGAATCGTCAGGATATGTAGCAACAATAGCTGATATTAGGTTATTTAATACTGTTAATGGTGTAGGTATTAATACAGCTAATGCTGCTAATCTAAATTCAGCAGGTACAGTTGGAGCTCAAATTTCTAAAACTGTAATTGGTACAACAATTAATTTAACAGCTACAACTGTTAATTCTTTATTCCCAACTGGAGTCAATAAATTATATACATCACTAACTGTCATAGGTAGAGACAGTGGAGCTAGAATTGTAGTACCAGTTGTTCTTAACAAAAATACTAATAGTTAATAAAAATATTTAAATCATGTCTTTTACAAGATTAGATCCTCAAGATTTTTTAATCAGTGTAGCATCTGTTACAGCTCCTGTATGGTCAAACACCTCATCAGCTTTTTTAACATCCTTTACAATTAATAATACCCAAGTTAATAGCGATAGTGGCCAATACTATACTAATGCTTATAATGATGGAGAAGTTCAATTCTCAGTAGCTTATGGTCATAGATATGGATCAGGTTCAAATTTTTATTATGCTGGGTCTCCACATTTAAGTCCTACAAAAACTGTTTATGATCAATTTAAAAATATAGTTTATGGAGAAGACGAAGGAGCATCCTTTAACTTTTCAGGATATGACTCAGTTGATTTTTTAGCTATAACATTCAATAGAGCTCGTTATAAACAAGCTTTATTGCCTGGTAGTCTCCGACTTGGAGGAATAGTAAGTCATGACATAACTGATAATAGTGCTATCTCTACAGTTGTAGATTATCTTAATTGTGGGAGAGTATATAGACTAGGATCAGGTAGTTTTGGAAATGGTATAATGCCCTCAACAGCAGCTTTTGGTTCTTATGGATTTCTTCTTCCTGATATAGGTACTATTATTTTAAATCCAAAAGCATGTAGTATTACAACAAATCCTAGCTCAGATACTGGAAATTCTTTTGCTGATAATTTAATTACAAGTATCAATAAGTTTTATATGAATTATCAAGAATCTATAACCTCAGATTTTGTATTCATTAGAGCTAGAAATGCTGAATATAATTATTCATGTAATCCTAGTTTCTTCCAATCTAGTAGTTTAGGTTTAGTCTTATACCCAGACTTTGCTCAAAATCCTCAAACTTTTATATCTACAATAGGTTTATATAATGATAACAATGAATTATTAGCTGTAGCTAAATTATCAAAA